AATATTTTTTCTTACTGAATCGAAATCATTCACCTCAAAGATGCCCTTCAACAAGAGTGTAACATCGTCTAATCCGTACTCATCACTTAGCTCCTCTGCTGGGACACCTGAGGCAATAGAAATAATCTTTAATAATTCAGGAAAAGCATCAGAAAGCATTTTCGGTAGTGCCGAGAAAAGCTTTTCTTCTGATATCTCATCAAGGCTACTCACTTTCTCTGGTAGCTTATCAAGAGCAGCTAAGACCTCTGCGTACTTTCCGAGTGGTAGCTTGCTGACGATAACTTCCTTGTTGTTAATTTGTACCTTAATACTTTTCATTGTTGTAATAGCGGACATAAACCTTGTCTCAAATGCTAATCACAATTAACTCGTGCTATCACCTATGAGTCCGAGATAGTCTCCATCAGTCCTGTCCTCATCAAGCAGAGCCTCGAAGGTTACTTCTACTACCCGCTCCCCATCGAAAGTGAAGGGAAGGGTTACCTCAGAGCCTACAACTGCCTTATACAATACAACATCCTCAGAGAGGTCGGCATCCTCGTTAGCAATTGGGTGAAGCACCAGCTCCTTAGCCAGTGCCGCCATTGCTGTACCTGCGGAATCTCCAATCGTAATCTTACTAGTATCGGTACTCCCAGCAGGAATAGCGACCTGTAGATTGCTGACGGTTGATTCGGCAAGAGGTACAACGGCAGTCAGCTTCTCACCAATAAGCACCTTCTCGACTACAGTATTACCGTATTTGTCAACGGAAACATCGTGATACTCTGGTGCGTAAGTTACAATAACCCCGCCCTTGGTGTGACCCAAATCAGTGAGGTTGAAAGTAACACTACAAACACCTAACTTTACATTTGTTATGTCTGCGGCCAATTTAATTCACCTCCTTCGCTTTATCTTTACCTAGTAAACCTAGTAATTCGGCCCTAGTAGTTTTGAAATTTGTACTCTTAGTATACTTCCTTGAATTACAGCTCTTACATAGTGGCTGTATGTTTTCTATCCAATCCGAGCCGCCTTTTACCAATGGAATTATGTGGTCTTCAGTTAGTTTAATCTTAGGCTCTGTCTTACCACAAGCAGGGCAGGTGTAGCCGTATTGTCTTTTGAGCAATTCCCACTCACCTTGAGTATGGCTACCCTCTGCTCCTAAAAGTCTTGCTCTCCGTCTTGCATTTAGAAATAGCTTCCTCTTATATGTTGTAATTCCGCCTTTCCAGAAAGGGCTGTCTTTCCCCCTTCGGGCAGAGTTGCTCATCTTCTTTTTAGTCTCCTTTGAGGCTTTCTTGCCCTTATGAGCCAAACTCATTCTCTTTCTAGCCCCTTTGGAGTGGTTTTTCCCAGACATGCCGCCACCATTTCTGGCTTTTGCAGCCGTACTCATCTTTCCCCTCGTCTTCTCAGAGGCTTTTTTACCTTTATTCCATGCTGTCTGTCCTTTTCTAAACATATTATTTCCCCTCCTTACCCGCCAGTTTCAGTATCTCTGCTTTTGTAGTACGAAAGTTTATGCGATTCATCGTATTGCAGGTCGGGCATTTAATCTCCAACCTACCTGCGTAAATATACTCAAGAGCCAATAGACCCCGACACTTAACGCAACGAAACTCTCTGTAAGACTGTCCATCTGATTTTATCACAAATTACCTCCTAATTAACGCCCGTATGTTAATACTAAACTCGTCACGCTCAGTTTTATCACGCCCAATATGGGCTGGCTCCCCCATCAGCGCTAGGTAGTAGAAGTAGTTGCTTCCCGTTACTAGATTCAGGTTGGCCTCTCTATGAAGAAGGGCAACAATCTCATCAACTTTATCCTTGCCGTCACTATAATTAGAGCTTCTCACAAAGATTTGAAAGGTTGGAGAAGCTGTCGGTAGATAAACATCAGGCTCAAACCCACCTGTATCATAAACCACAACCACATCGTCAGGGCTGTCGGGCAAATAAGCCTCAAAAAGGTCTGTCCTTTTTGTGCCGATGCCGTTATCTTCTAGGTATGTCGCTATGTCGTCAATTGGTTTTCCTGCCATTATTTCAATCCCCTCTGTACTCTACTACCAATCTTCTCCAAGAATAAACTCTTATTATTCTTCATCGGGTCTTCTAGGTACTTGCCCTTTCTACCCCTCTGGAAGCGATACTCAGGGTGCTCGTGGACTCTAACAGCGTAGGGAGTATCATAACTAACCGCCGTCTCTGAATCGCCCGTAGAAACCTTACCAGTCGATTTAAGATGTCCTGTATCAATTGGCACTTGCTTATCAGCTAACCCCAGTAACTGCTCCCCTGCGTCACCTGTGCCCTCTGTGGCGAGCTTTTCTACCAGAGCTGGCATCTTACCCATCTTTTTATCAAAATCCGCTGTATCCCATTCTATGCCCACACTCATATCTTACGCTTTAGCGTGGTTTTTATGTATCTCTCACGAGTAGCATCTTTGGGCTTCTCCAAGGCAACTACCCGATATGAGATGTCACTGTATTCGAGCTTATCGTTAATACTCAGGCTAGTAGCCTCGGTGGGCAGGTAACAAACTGCGTCTGCTTGGACTTCCGCACCCTTGGAATCAATAATCATTATTGATTTCAAGAGAAACCTACCCTTGTAAGCAACACTAGCGGAGAAGGTATCCCTACCATACGCATCTACTGACGGCGTTGGATACACAAGTACTGTGTCTCTCATAAGGTGTTTTATGTTAGTAACCTCCCTTTCCTACTCATAATACCCTTTAAGATTAACCTTGCCTTTGGAGCAATCAGCCTTTCTGCTCCCGCCTTCACGCTGTAGTTATAATCAGCAATTCTCTCTGAGTCTTTGTCAGTTGCTCCTGAGAAAAATTCAATCCCCTTATCAATAACATACTGTAATTGAGCAGCAGTTGCTCTTTTAACCGCTTCTGGGATTGCCTTGTAATAGATAGCTTCCCCACTGACCGTTTTGGAGAAGACATCCTTAACACGGGGGAATTTACCTAGCTGCCTAATCCGATAAACGGAGGTCGAATCAATCGCACTAGAAAAAGCAGCATTAACGGTTATCTCATTGACTGTCCTATCAGAAGAAGAAATCCTGCGTGTTTCTCCTACATTAGTACCTGCTACTATCTCGACTTCGCAGTAGTTGAAGTAATTATCGTTGTAATTAAGCGGGGTATCGCTGGAAGTGTCAATTAAAGTAGTGGTTGTCCCAGCAGTCGCCATTCCCTCTAGCTCCACCCTGATATGCTTGCGCTGGGGGCCGACATAAGCATCAATCATTTCCTCAGCTTGTGAGATTTGGTCGTCTGCCTCATCACTATCACTGATAATGATGTCTGCGTATTCTTCCGCCTCAGCATTTGTTAAGTATCTTCGTCTTGAGCTCATAATTTATCACCTCGCTCTCTATTATATCACTATTCTCAGCAAACTACCTTCCTCGATTGTCGGTGTATCTTCTGAGGGTCAGGAGTATACCAATCAGGCTTTGCGTCACTTTGCCAATCTACATCCTCCTTCGCATACCACGGGCACTTGGCCCCAACGATGTTTGCTGCCCTTTCCGAATAAGGAGCAACCCCTGTCATTATAGCGGCTCTGCTCGACACTCCCCTAGCCTCACCGTGTATCTTAGCGTCTCTTTCAGAGACTTCTCCCACCCCAGTTAGAGCTGCGCCTCTTTCGCTATGAGCAGCAGCCTCGCCTTGTAGCTGTGCAGCCCTTTCACTATGGGCAGCTACTCCTGTAATTGTTGCCGACCTCTCAGATTCGCCAGTATCCTCACCAGTTATTACTGCATCTCTAATGCTGCGTGCCCCAGACCCCGTAATCCTAGCCGACCTCTCAGAGCCGAAAGCAATTCCTGTTATTCGAGCGTCTCTGCTGCTGCTACCTGTGGTTTTACCAGTAATCCTTCCGTCTCTTTCGCTTGTTGCTGCTTTACCAGTAATCCTAGCATCCCGCACCGAATTACCAGGTGCCTTACCATGTATTCTCGCCTCTCTGATGCTATTAGCGGTTGTCTGCCCCAGTATTCTTGCATCTCTGGTACTTTGAGTCGTATCTTGACCTCTAATCCTTGCGCCACGCTCTGAATTACCAGTATCCCTACCGTGTACTCTAGCTTCCCTCTCACTATTTGCTGTATCCTTACCTGTAATCCGTGCGTCTCTCTCGTCTGTAAATGTCTTTCCAGCAATTCGGGCACTTCTCGAAGAGTTAGCGGTGTCCTTACCAGTAATCCTCGCTTCTCTACTACTATCAGAGGTGTCCTTACCAGTGATTCTGGCATCACGGGCTGAGTT